TTGATAATCCGAAAGCTAGTGTTGAATCTATGAATAGTATCGTAGAACTTAAACCAGATAATACAACTGGAATAGAGGATGTATAATAATGGCTTTAGCTGATAGAAGAACGAATCAATTTATTGAAGATACAGATTCACGAGTAAGTGTTGGTATCCAATTTCCAATTGGCCGTACACCAAATAGTGTTGATGGGTATTTTAATACGACAAAAACTACTATAGATAGTATAAAAAATAATATTAATTTACTTCTACAAACTAATATAGGTGAAAGAGTTTTTCAACCAACGATGGGGATGTCTTTAAGGCAATATTTATTTGAACCTCTTACTGATGATATAACTGCTCAAATAGAAAACAACATCGTTGATATGTTTGAAAAATGGATGCCTTTTCTTGAAATACAAGAAATTACATTAACAAAATTAGATGATTTAAATCGAATTAATATAAAATTGATATTTAATATTAAGAGAACGCCTGATACTTTGAATACTGTTCAATTAACATTGAGTACTAATGATACGGCTGCTGGGCAAATTGTAGGTGGCACTGGGGATGGCGTACCGTTTGGTGAAACTGTAGATGATACCCCGCTTTAGGTGATATAGAGGAAATATAAAACATGGCATATATTAATAAACAAAAAGTAATACCAACGAACATAAATTATGTTAATAAAGATTTCAGTACAATTAAAGCTGACTTGATTGAGTATACCAAGTCTTATTTTCCTGATACATACAAAGATTTTAACGAAACATCACCTGGCATGATGTTAATAGAATTATCAAGTTATGTCGGCGATGTTCTTTCTTATTATATTGATTATAATTACAAAGAAAATATGTTAGCAACTGCTACCGAAAAAAGAAATGTTAGAAGGTTGGCGGAATTTATAGGATATAAAGCAGATAACAAAACTCCGTCGGTAGTTAATTTAAAGACAACAATTAATATAACTGCTAATGCCGATGGGGATCCTGATTATAGTGTTATTGGAGATCCAATTGATAGTGGTTTGCAAGTTGCTTCAAACATTGATGCAGAAACAATATTTGAAACCACAGAAATTATAGATTTTAGTATCAGCGGATCCGCTGATCCAGTTATTAGTGCTCCTATATTAGATGATAATGGAGAGGCAACGGGATATACCTTAACGAGAAATGTTAGGGCTGTATCTGGTAAAACTCAAACTAAATCATTTACTGTAGGATCTCCAACTAAATTTTTAGAATTGGATTTGGGTGTTGATAATGTCATAGAAGTTTTAGATTGTAAAGATGCATCTGGACAAACATGGCATCAAGTTGAGTATTTAGCACAACAGAGGATATTAAAAGGTAAACATTATAAAGATGGTGATTCTAACAGAACAAGTGCTTATGACCAAGGTAGTGGTTCATTGGACGCATCTCCAATACCTATACCATATGTAGCACAATATATTAGAACTAATAAAAAATTTATGGTTAGTTATGATATTGATAGTAATTCATATAAAATACAATTTGGAAATGGTTTATTTAGACATTCAAGTAGTGGTTCATTGGACGCTGAAGGTATCGTTGAACAACAAGGTATAACTATAAATGGTAGTGATTTTTCAACATCTTCACCTGTTGGGTCTTTATTGGGTAATTCGAATAATTTAAACCTTGGAGAGATTCCAACTAATACAGTTATGACTCTTAAATATAGAGTGGGTGGCGGCCAAAGTTCAAATATCCAAATTAATGAATTAACTGATGTTGTAACTGCACCGGATATAGGTACTGCTACTAATTTTATAGTTACTAATGACTATCCGGGAGTAGGTGGTACTGATGGTCAAACTGTTAATGAAATTCGTAACAATGCTAGTGCATTTTTTAGTACTCAATTGAGATGTGTTACAAAGGAAGATTATCAAGCTAGAATATTAAATTTACCAGCAAGATATGGCAATATTGCTAAATGTTATGTGGAGAGATTAGATTCAATAGGTACAAGTGCACCCACATTATTTATATCATTATTATCTTATAATCGAAATAAGAATTTAGTACAAACACCACAATTAGTTTGTCAAAATGTAGCTTTGTATTTAAATCAATATAGAATGATAAATGATATGATAGATATAGGATTTAAATTACCAGATCAAGATGGTTCATTTTTTTCTAGCTACATAATTAATTTTGCTGTGAATTTTGAAGTGAATTATGATAGAAGATTTAATCCAGTTGATGTGAAAGTACAAGTTATCAATACTATAAAAGATTTTTTCAAAGTAGATAAAGTGCAATATAGACAATCAATTAATAAAAATGATTTAGAATATGCGATATTAGGTCTTGAGGGGGTGATTGGAATTCAAAAATTAGAATTAGTGCAAGATATTAAAAATAGAGCACTTTATTATTATAGGGGTAATGGTGAGATATATAGTGATAATGATTCAACTTATGGATTTCAATATAATTTTGAAGACGCTTTAACTGAAGATGGGATATATAGACCATCGGTAACGCCATCGGTATTTGAATTGAAAGATCCAAGCCGAGACATTTATGGGAAATTAGTATAATGCATAGATATTTTTTTGCTACCAAAGACGCTTTTATTAGTAGTGGTTCAAACCAAATCACTGGTGAAGATTGGACAAATAAAAATACAGGTCAAGATGAAATTCTTGAGTTAAAGAAAGTATTTTGGAATAGGGATTTCCATTATCCAACAAGAGTATTACTTCAATTTGATGCTGATGAGATAGAGTCATATATTAGTTCATCTGTTTTACCAAGTACTTATAAATTAAATTTAAGACTTTATGAAACGGAAGGAACAAGTGGATTAAGTGAAGAATACAAAATTGCTGCTTATCCTTTAAGAGATTCATGGGATGAGGGTGTTGGTAAAGAAGGCGATACGCCTAAAACAACCGATGGAGTTAGTTGGAAAAATAGACAATATCCAGCAGGTGGTGCCGAAGTAGCGTGGTCAGTTGGTGGTGGAAATTATATAGTAGGAGATGAAGTAACACAATCTTTTTCATCTGAATCTCCCGATTTAAATATGGATATAACTTCTTTGGCTGATAAATGGTTTGGTGGTGTGAATTCTAATTATGGAATGTTATTAAGATTTTCGGGGAGTAGAGAAACATCAACTGGTAGTTTCGAAGATTTAAAATTCTTCTCAAGACAAACCAATACAATATATGCACCTAAACTTGAACTTAAATGGGATGACCATTTACCAGCTACTGGTTCTAATACTGGTAGTTTAACTTCTTTAGATGTTAGTGGTACTGCTGAAAATTATTTATATCCAATACACTTTAGAGAAGCATATAAAGAAAATGAAACTGTTAAGTTTAGATTTGGTGCTAGAAAAAGATACATACAAAAAAGCTTCACGACATCAGTTCAATCTGTTAGTGGTAGTTTTATACCACACGGCTCAGGTTCTTATTCTATAATCGATATGGCAACAAATGAAGATGTTGTACCATTTAGTGCGTATACAACAATGAGTTGTGATACAACTTCTAATTATTTCAAACAAGACCTAAATGCTTTTGAACCAAATCGTGCTTATAAGATTCTGATAAAGGTAAATCATAATGATGGTCAGGAGATAATTTACGATAATGATTTTGAATTTATATTAAGGGTATAATCATGGGTTACGGTGATACAGAAAAAAGTAACGATAATGAATATAGCAGTACTTCGGGTAATGCTTCTGGACTACAGAGTGGACAAGGTGGTAATTCCGGACAACAAAATAATCAACCACCAGCCAATGATGGGTTACCACCCGCATATACTCCACCCGCATATACACCACCGGTAGATAATACACCACCGGGACCACCGGGACCACCGGGAGGTGGAAAATCCACCGTTACATCGGTAGCTGCATCGGAAGATATTGAAGAGGTTATTACCCCGAATATTATTACAGATTATGATTTTCCATTTGACCCAGAACCGCCTCCTACCCCAAAACTACCAAATGAGCTGGTAGGATTTACATATGGTGTAGCAATCTATAAAGAATTTTGGGATGGATTTGTCATTTCCGTACCATCGATGACTGATATGGAAGCTTTTAATTGGGCTATATCACATGAGATACCATATCAGTATATGCCTATAACATTAACAGCATTAGAACCATCTATTTCGGGTGTTGAATTAGAACCTATAACATTGTTTATACAATTTTATCAAACACAGTTATTTGATGATGAAACTCTTCGTATGTTTAAATTTGTAGATATTAATGGAGAAAATTTTATCAGTACCGATATGGCTGGTGCTGATGAAGATTGGGTTAATATACATTTTGGTTTTGAACTCCCAATATATAATTGGATGGCAAATCCTGTTACCGAGATTGGGTTAAACGCGTTGGTAACGGATCAGTATGTATATCAATATGAAACTGAGCCTGAAACTAATAATATGATTCAATATGTAGGCGAATATCATAAACATAGTGATAATACACTTGTAATTGACATGCCTTCAGATCCTATGGAGATAGGTCATCGTCATGAATTTAATCAAAATTCCATAATAATGTGGAGTGAAGTATTTGTACCTGAGTTACCACCAGTACCATTTGAAAAAATTCAAGATGTGAAAGAAGCTGTTAGTGATGTTTTTTATAAATTATTTTTTGATAATGAGAATATATCGATAACTGATGAAGATATTAGAAAATCACAAACTACTATACGGGATGGTAAACAACAAACAGGAAGACAAGAAGACGAACAATTAGTATTTTATAAAAAAGATAGAAATACATTAGAAAATAGAAAAGCTTTACATGGTTATCATTTTGATGCTATATGTGAATATCTTCATTATAATTATCCTGAGTTGTCATATAATGATTTACTTAACAATTATCATGAATATTTTGAATTAATAATAGAAGAAGAGCTGAATATCGAACCGAATTATGGAGATGAACAGCAGGGTCAAATGTAATGGCAGGCACTCCAACAAACACAATCACTTATAAGATAAGATTTAAATTAAATCCTGAACATGAAATTATTATTGGGCGGTGGGAGGAATATGAACCACCTACACCATCACGCTGGACCGATCTTTTAAATATAAGTCAATTGACTGCAATTACTTCGGGACAGAAATTAATGCCAGAAAAAGCTCGTGATGTATTAGACACGACTATATCTGAATTACTTCCAC